AACTGACACTATTGTAGATATAATTGGAAATATAAATCTAAATTGTATCAATGTATTTGACTTGGCTTCAGAAAGAGCATATAGATTGGGATCTGGTATTATTTCTGATGAAATACTATTCCAAAACAGAATTTTAACAGATTATTTTGAATCTGTTGGAAATAGAGTTCTTATTATTGATGATATCAGTGATCAATTCAATTCCAATCCAAGATCAACTCGTTTCAGCACGGTCAATGAATTTGAATTGGATTCTGCAAGAACTAAAAAATATTTTACATTCGTTCGTGACAAGAGATTTACATTAGAAAGACAAATTTTAGTGGTATCTCTTTTACATGATGACGAATTTGGATATCTTAACCAGTATGGAAGAGTTGACACTTACTTAGATCTTGGATCTTTTGACTTTAGTATCTCCGGAACATTAGGTCAACTTAATTTCTATCCAATAAAATATTCCGTGAATGATTATGATATTTCTTGCGTATCTCATGATTTGAGAAGTACAGTTACTGGTATTGGTCAAAGTTTTATTGGTGACATTGTAAATATTAATTCAAATCAAGCAACTATTCCTTCAGGAAGTAGTTCTGCTGTAAATATTGTTTCTATTGCAAATACTTACAGATCATCAAAGATTCTTGTTGAGATTGGAGGAACTGATGGATCTTATTATGAATTTGATGAGTTAAATGTTATTCATGATGGAACAAATATTGACTTACTTGAGTATGGTCAGTTGACATCAGATACTTTGGTTTCTGGTTCATCTCCTGGTCTTGGAACTTATATTCCATATTTTGACGGTTCTAATCTAAAAATTGATTTTAAACCAAACTCTACATCAACTGTAAATGTTGATATCAATACTTTGAATATTTCTATTGCAAGTTCAACATCTGGTGCAGTCGGAGTTGGAACAGAAGAATTGAACACCGCACTTGTTAGTTCTGGAATTGCAACAATTGCAGCATCTCCTACGCCATTGGAAACAATAGTTACGGAATATCCAAATAATCACTCATGTGCCTACTATATCGTAAGTGTAGAAGACACTACTAACCAAAGATATCAAATGTCTGAGGTAATTGTAATTGATGATGGATCGGAAGCATCTATAACAGAGTTTGGTATTCTCCAAACACATAGTTCTCTTGGAACTGTTGGAGCTGCGGTATCAACAAATGGAACTCAAATTACATTTACGCCAGAACCAAGTATTGATGTTGAAGTTAGAGTTTTCCAAAATGCACTGGGATTGGTGAAGGAAAATATTTTAGAAACTTCTATAGATCTGACTAATGCGGAAATAACAACAGGTAATGGATTTTATGAAGGAACAGAAAAATCCGTGAGGAGAAGTTTTGACTTAACACATAATCAGAATCTCATTTTCCAAAGATATTTTGATGGAAGTGACTCAAATATAGTAGATATAAATTCCGACACCATAAGAATACCTGATCATTACTTTGTAAGCGGAGAGGAAGTTATCTATGCATATGCTGGAGCAGGAACTACACAAGCAATTGGAATTGCACAAACAGTAGTTACTGGAATTGGATTGACGAATAAACTGCCATCAAGTGTTTATATTGTAAAACTAAATGAAAGTACTGTTAGATTGGCAGCTACTGCAGAAGACGCACTAAAGTCTTCTCCACTAACTTTTGACATAACATCAGTTGGAATTGGAACTTCACATACATTTATTGCGAAAAATCAAAATACAAAAAATATTATTGCTATTGACAATTATTTCCAATCACCAATTGTTGGATCTTCTATCACGACAACTTTAGGAAAAGATGCTTCTATATTTGATAATAGACTCACCTTTACTGGTATAACATCATTCTTTAGTGGAAATCTAATTCAAATTAATAATGAAATAATGAAGATTAACACTGTTGGTTTGGGAAGCACAAATGTAATTCTCGTCGATAGACCTTGGATGGGTACAGGACTATCCACACACTCTGCTGGGGATTTGATTAGAATTATAGAGGGAAATTATAATATCATCGACAGTACTATTCATTTCGTAGAAGCTCCTTATGGACCAACTCCAATAGGATCAATAACAAATCCACCAAATGATAGAGATTGGACTGGAATTACAACTCATTCCACTTTCCAAGGAAGAACTTTCCTGAGAACGGGAAGAGCAAATACTTCACAAGAAACATATTCAACCAATTACATTTTTAATAATGTTTCAAATGCATTTAATGGATATGATAATACATTTACATTGACCTCTAATAATCAAAATGTAACTGGATTCTCTACCAATAATGCTATTGTATTAATTAATGGTGTTTTCCAAGGTCCACAAGGAGAACAGGCAGTTATTAGAGATTACACATTGATCGAAAATTCTGGCATTTCGAGCATAAGGTTTACGGGAACAGCTTCTTCTGTGGGATATGATGTGAATAATTCCAATCTTCCAGTTGGTGGAGTAATTGTTTCGGTCGGTTCTTCATCTGGATTTGGCCTACAACCGTTGATCTCCGCAGGAGGAACTGCGATTGTATCTGCAGCAGGAACAATTGCTTCTATTAGTATTGGAAATAGTGGATCTGGATATAGAGTCGGTATTCAAACAATAGTTAATGTCGGTGTTCAAACTGAGAGTGTGGGAACTCCGAATATAACATTTATCGGAACTGCATCTGTAAGCAATGGTCATATCATAGGAATTGCAATTACAAATCCAGGTTTTGGATACACCACATCAAATCCACCAATAGTTGTTTTTGATGATCCACTATCTTACTCTGATATTCCTTTGATATACAGTTCGTCTTCAACACAAGGATCCGGTTCTGAAGCAAAAATTGATATTGTTGTTGGACAAGGATCAAGTGTAATTGATTTTACCATCAAAAATACTGGTTATGGATATGGTCAAGGAGAAATTCTAACTTTTGATATTGGAGGAAATAGTGGAATTCAAACTGATATCTCCAAACCATATTCCGAGTTCCAAGTTACTATCGATAAAACATATAGTGATAATTTCTCTGGATGGGTAGTTGGTGAACTTCAAGTTCTTGATAGTTTCGAAGATCTTTTTGATGGAGTATCTAAAAAATTCCCATTAAAATTTGGTGGAAACTTAGTAACAATTAGGGCTGCTAAAGGTTCCATCATTGATGTTAGAGCAACTCTTCTAATATTCCTCAATGACATCCTCCAAAAACCAGGAGAGGCATACTTATTTGAAGGTGGTAGTGTAGTTGAGTTTAGTGAAGCACCTAAAAATGGAGATACAGTTAAGGTCTTATTCTACAAAGGAAGTGGTGATATTGACGTAGTTTTCAGAGACATACTAGAAACAGTGAAAGTTGGTGATGAGTTAACTCTTAATAGTGAGCCTGGATTTGGACAAGGAATCGGACTTCAACAAGAAGGTAGAGTTGTTATTGGAATTAATACAACAGATTCTGTCCAAACTAATCCATACACTGGTCCAGGAATTACAACTGATGAAACTTTATTGAGACCTGTTAAATGGTGTAAGCAAACATCGGACAGAATTATTAATGGAAGAACTGTTGGAAAGGACAGAGTTCAATACGAACCTCTAATTAATCCATCTTCCTATCTGATCAATGCTACCAGTATTGGATCGACAACTGTTTATGTTGATAATGTTAAACCATTCTTTAATGCACAAAATGAAAGTCCACTATTAAGTTTCCAAAATCAGGTTACCTTCACATCACAAGATTCTCTAGTCGCAGCTTCTGCTACTGCCGTTGTTTCTTCTGCTGGAACCATTTCTTCTATCATTATTAATGATGGTGGATATGGTTATGATACTGCTCCAATTGTGACCATAGAAAATCCTGTTGGGTTGGCAGTTTCATATAGAGCAACAGCATCATCTACAATTTCTTCTGGGGTTGTTGATTCGATTAGTGTTACTGGACCTGGAACTGGATATAGCATCCAAAATCCACCAATGGTTCTTATAGAACCACCTACACTATTGAATAAAGTTTCGAATATTGCATCATATGGAGGCGATTCTGGCATTATCGTTGGTGTTGGAACAACATCTTTGGAGATAATATTCGATCTGTTTATTCCTACAGATTCATTCTTAAGAGATACAAACATTGTTGGTTCTGCTATCACCATTAGCACTATTTCAGAAGGTGACTTCTTTATCGTGTATAACTCAAATATTGGAAGTGCGACAACTTCAGTAAATTCTCTTGGTATTTCAAATCAAATTATTGGAATAGGAACAGAATTTTTAGATAATGTTTATCAAGTATCTTCTGCACAAGATATTGTTGTCAATATTATTGGAATTGGAACAACTTCAGTAAGAAGAGTATATGTAAGAACTGGTATAAGCACTATCGACTTTAGTTTTACCGATGTTACTTTTGACTCAACTTCCTATGATTTCAGTTCTATTGGAATTGGAACTGGTGTTGGAACCTTCTTAGGAATTTCTACATCAAATTATTATGGAAACTTTAGTTGGGGTAAGATTGTAACTTCAGAACCTCTAGATAATGGACCATTCAACTCTTACACTTTAAGAGGTATTGGTGGAATAACTACTTCTGCTTTTGTAAATAGAACTGCTCCACTAAAATACTTAAATTACACTAGTTAATGTTTTCTGAAATAAATAAAAGAAAAAGTAAGTTACAATGTCAAGAGTAGCAATAAACACCGGTTCAGTCGCAAATGACGGGACTGGTGATAGTCTAAGAATTGCTGGTGGTAAAATTAACGATAACTTTTCTGAACTTTATAATTTTCTTGGAGATGGTACTAATTTAACACCTACTTGGGATAAAACTTCTGCAGGTATTAATACGACATCAAATGTTGGAATTGGAACGACCAATCCAAGATTTGCTCTTGAAGTAGGTGCAGTTGGAGCTTCTGGAACTTCTTTGTATGTTAATGGTAATGCAAGAGTTACTGGAATTTTAACTGTTGGATCATCTTCAATTGTACTCGATGGAAACGCAAATAAAATTCTAGTTGGTTCTGGAATTTCTTTTGATGGAAATACTGGTATCATAAGTGCAACTGCTTTTTATGCTGGTGGATCAATCATAACTGGTGGTGGAGGTGGTGGAAGTGGAGATAGTTATTGGGGAAGTGGTGCTTCAGGTATTAGCACAACTGCGAATGTTGCAATTGGCACAGTAACTCCAACTTCAAAACTCACAGTTGTTGGTAACTCACTATTTTCTGGAATAGCAACTTTTAGAAATAATCTGACATTATCAAACTTAACATCATCATCAAATACTTTGAGATTTGGTAGTAACTCATATATTGACCAAAGTACAAATGATGTTCTGACTTTCCAAATTAACACCGGAATTAATACAAATTCTGAGGGTGGTAGTTTTGTTTTTAGAACTACAGAACCAAATACATCGCCAATTCCAGATTTTCAGTTAGATGCACTAAGAATTTATAGTAGGGGTGATTATTGGAATGGCCTCGTAAGAGTTTACACAGACCTTCATGTAGATGATGATGCTTTTGTTGGTGGCGATTTGCAAGTTGGTGCTGCAAGTACATTAATTGGTGCAGGAAGCACACTTGGATCATTTAGAGTTGGTGCTGGTGGAACTGTAATCACTACGACTTCTGCCGGATTAGTTGGTATAGGAACTT